GGTATCTAAAGCACAAAAAAAGAGAGGATAGAACCGAAGTCCTATCCCCTGAGTCTTAGTAGTCTTCTAGTTCAGCATACTCACTGAGGTCTTCTATTAGATGAAAGCGAAGTGGCTCTTTCAGCTTTACGTGACAGGTGTAACCTTCCCCGTAGCCAGACCCCGAGGTCCAAGGTATGTCATTAGATGACGGTAATTCAAAGAGTAGTGCAGCACCGTATGATGCGAAACTCTGACGGCCTAAGCCGACTGCTTTTATTTTCTGCATTGTAGTTCTCCTTAGTTGTGGGGCTGACACCATGCCAGCCCCTGTGTTGTAGTTAGCTGCGATCATTCGCCATGTAGCTTCTAGGCTTGACCTTGGCTTTGGGTTTTAACATAACCTCCTGAGCCTCTATGTCTCGTTTTGCGAGCCACTCGATGTAAACGTTATCGTCTATGCCGAGCAGCCCAGTGTCTGCTTGTACGTTCATGATGTGAGCAAGCGTCTTCTCGACGCTTTGTCGTGCCATGAACAAGTCTTCTTTTGCTTGGAAGACTATGCTTCTTGTTTCGTCCATGTCATTCACTATTTCCTGTAGTGTCTGGTGTAGGTTGAGATCGTTCATTGTAGTTCTCCTGTGTGACCTAGCGTCACGTCAAACACCTCATGTGAGATGCTTGTCAGTAAGGCTAGTTGACCCCGGCGTTGCCGCCGAGGTCGTTAGTGTTAGTCTTTGATGACCGGCACTTTGCCGCCCACATAGAGCAGCAAGTCTTTGAGCATGCCCTGCAGCTCGGGAACCTCGTTGCCTTCAGGCAAGTCAATGTTCTCATCCTTGTAGGAACGCTTGAACATCTTGCTACCCTCATCAATGATGAAGGTCACGAGGTCGCGAGTGCCGTTGCCACCGGCTGCGAGGCGTTCCGCCTTGATCTTCCTGCCCTCGATCCCGTTCTGAATTTCCTTCAGAACCGCATTGAGTTTCTGGTCATAATACCGGAAGTCTTTGCCGATACCCTTCTCAGTGAAGTAGCTGCCATCGTTATCCGCTGCCCGCTTACCCGCAGCCTGTTTGCCGCCCAGCGCATAGAGCGCCTGCGCCTCATCACTGAGGCGATGGATAAGTGTTTCACTCTTGAACAGCTTGACCTGCTCAGTAGACAGTGACCGCTTGGCACCGCTGCCAGAATGGTTCGCGGTGTTGACACCGTGCTTGATGCACCATGTGATCAGCGCGCCGCGCTTTTCACCCTGACCGCGTTCAGCTTTGGCGTCTGCCAAACCGAGTGATGACAACTCAGTGAACTGAGTTGCAGTGATAGCGTTCAAAGCCGCCACGCTTGTAGTGGATTTACCCATTGGGGAAACCTCCGATAATCGAAAGACACGATCCAAATTCCGTTTCATCGCCTTTCGATGTAATAGTTATGGCATGAAACGAGGCGCTTGTCACTGGCTGACAGGTTACGGCCTCAAATGGTATTGAATACAGTCTAAACGCCCTACATACCGTAAAAACTGGTATAGTCAGACCCCACCTACCCCCAACCCCCCTATATTGGCGACTGTGCGCGCATGACTATATAATACTAATTCAGACAAACTTTTTACGTTTCCACACGTTTCGACGCTAGGCACGGGTATCAAAAAGCTAGGCACGGGTATCACCACCCCCCTACTTGAAAAACCCCCCTACCCAAAAATATTATTATAGTGTAAAAAAATTTTATACGTGTTGGAGGACACCGCTATGGACCCAGACAAGATCATAGACTTCCCCGTGCTGTCTGAACTGGATCGGCAGTTTCTTGAGTTAGAGAAACAGCAAGAGCTAATACGTGAGCAGACAAAGCGCATAGAAGATGATAAGCTGGCTAAGTTTATAGAGGATTTATACAAGTGACCATAACTGTAGAGCCAGAGGTAGGTATCCCTCTGCCCGATTCAGCGACAAAGATTAAGTTAGCCGATAGAATATCTGCTGCTGCAGAAACATCCAAGCTGCTTGCATCGCATGGGTTGGATATACAGGTGACGGCAGAGGATAAAGACAACGCTGCCAAGATAGCCACCGCGTTTGCTGCGGACCCTATAATGACTACGAAGAAGGCCACGCCGAAGAGAACGGCGGCGCTGACGCCTGCTACGTTGCTTTTAACTGATCGAATCCTTAAAGATTTTGGTCATTCAGTCGTTAAGAGTAGTACCCAGATAAGGCACCTAGTCACAAACAAGCTAATCGAAGAAACCGAGAACCCAGACGCACGGATACGTATACGCGCACTAGAACTATTAGGTAAGGTCTCAGACGTGGGGCTGTTTGCCGAGAAAGCCGAAGTAACTGTCACTCACCAGACTACAGATGATATCAGAGATAGACTGCGAGATAAGTTAACTAAACTCGTAGATGTTACGCCAGATGATGTAGAAGATGCCGAGATTATAGACGCCACACCTGTCGATAATACGCCCATAGACATAGACGCCGAGCTAGGGTTAGACGATGAAGGATAATGTGGGCTTCTCCGAGGATGAAGTTCAGCACATGCTGGACAATTTGGACAGCTTCTCAGACGAAGAAATAGCCGAGATAGACAAGCTAGTAGAAGAGTTAGGTATACGTAAGCGCAACAAGACCGCCTACGATGACCTGATAGAGTTCTGTAAACGAATGCAAGATGACTACATAGTAGGGCGTCACCACCGTATTCTTGCTGACCTGCTGATGGCTATTGAAGCGGGTGATGAGGATCGTATCTGTGTCAACATACCCCCACGTCACGGCAAGTCCCAGCTAGTATCTATATTTTTTCCTGCGTGGTTCTTAGGTCGTAATCCTAATAAGAAGGTTATGATGGTGTCGCACACCACTGACCTAGCTGTGGACTTTGGACGTAAGGTACGTAACCTTATCTCCTTAGATGACTACAAAGCTATATTTCCTACAGTTAAGTTGGCGGTGGATAGTAAGTCTGCGGGGCGTTGGAATACGAATTTTGGTGGTGAGTATTATGCGTGTGGTGTTGGTTCTGCTCTTGCTGGTCGGGGCGCTGACCTCCTGCTCATTGACGATCCCCACTCAGAACAAGATGTTATCAACGGCAACTTCTCCGTGTTTGAGAGAGCATACGAGTGGTATACCTTTGGTGCGCGTACTCGTCTTATGCCGGGTGGTCGAGTAGCTATCATACAGACGCGCTGGCACATGGATGACCTGACAGGTCGTGTGACCGCTGATATGGTCAAGAACGAGAAGTCAGATCAGTTTGAGATTATAGAGTTTCCCGCCATCTTAGACTCTGAAGATGATGACGGTAAGCCCATACAAAAACCACTGTGGCCTGAGTTCTTTGACTTAGAGGCGCTGCTACGCACAAAGTCATCTATGCCCACGTTTCAGTGGAACGCACAGTATCAGCAGCAACCCACCGCAGAAGAAGCGTCTATCGTCAAACGTGAGTGGTGGCGCATATGGGCAGATGATGATCCGCCTGACTGTGAGTACATTATAATGTCGCTTGATGCCGCAGCCGAGAAACACAACCGCGCTGACTATACATCGCTGACAACGTGGGGGGTGTTCTTCAACGAAGAAGAGGAGATGCACAACCTCATCCTGCTGAACGCTATAAAAGAGCGTATGGAGTTCCCAGAGCTAAAAGAGTTGGCGGTACAAGAATACCACGATTGGGAGCCAGACGCGTTCATTGTGGAAAAGAAGTCATCGGGGTCAGCCCTGTATCAAGAGATGAGACGTATGGACTTGCCTGTGCAGGAGTACACACCTCACCGTGGGTCGGGTGATAAGATGGCACGTCTTAACTCTGTGGCTGACATAATACGGTCAGAGCTGTGTTGGGTTCCCGCTAAACGATGGGCAGAAGAGTTGGTAGAAGAAATAGCTGGGTTTCCGTTTATGTCTAACGATGACCAAGTTGACTCTACAGTTATGGCCTTGTTGCGTTTTAGGCAGGGTGGGTTCATACGACTACCTACTGATGTGTGGGATGACGAGCCTGATATACCCCAAAGAGCGGACTATTATTAACGTGCTAGCTTTATCATGTAGGTTTTGGTATCACGCCTATAGGACGCTGGCCGCGTCCCGTGGGGGTGTTCTGGGTTTCCTCCCAACCTATAGGGCACCCTCACATCGACAAAGACATATTTATTTGTTAGAATTACAAAAGAAACACCGTAGCGAGGCCCGACATGGCGATTGAAAAGATGATGACTCCCAATGAGGTTGAGTTATTAGGCGAAGGTCCAGACTTGGAAGTAGAAGTTATGGCCGACGCTGATAGCGCAGTTGAAGTCGAGATGGATGATGGGTCTGTAGTCATAAACTTTGGAAGTCCCGGACTTGATGATGATCTCGATGCAGCTATGGCAGATCACAATGCGAACCTAGCCGAGGGTATTGAGGATGCGATGTTGGAGAGCATGGCGTCTGAGCTAGTTGAAGACTTCGACAATGACCGTGCGTCACGTAAAGAATGGGCTACATCATACATAAACGGCCTAGATTTACTGGGTATGAAGATTGAGGACCGTTCACAGCCTTGGCAGGGGGCTTCTGGGGTGTACCATCCTATGCTCACCGAGGCTGTAGTACGGTTTCAAGCGCAGGCTATGAGTGAACTTATGCCTGCATCTGGCCCTGTTAAGTCAAAAATCGTCGGTAAGATGACACCTGAGAAATTTAAACAATCTCAACGTGTAGAAACAGAACTTAATTATCTTATAACGGAAGAAATGCCCGACTATCGGAACGAAATGGAGCAGATGCTGTTCAAACTTCCGTTGGCTGGCTCTGCATTTAAGAAAATTTACTACGATCCGATCTTAGAACGCCCTGTGTCTGTGTTCGTACCTGCGGAAGACTTTGTAGCGTCCTATGGCGCGTCTAATTTGCGTACTTGTCCGCGCTACACACATGTTATGAAGAAAACTTACGAAGAAATTCGTGCGTTGCAGGTAAATGGGTTCTACGCAGACGTAGAATTACCAGAACCAACGCGTGATATTACGGACATTGAAGAAAAATACAACGAAATGGACGGGACAGAGCCTGTTTACAGCGATGACCCACGCCACACGTTGTTAGAAATGCACGTAGATATCATACTACCCGAGCCATTTGATGATCCTGACGGTCTGGCGCTCCCATTTGTAATTACTATGGACAAATCTTCGCGTATAATTCTAGCAATACGCAGAAATTGGTACGAAGAGGATAAAAAAAGGCGGAAACGCAGCCATTTTGTACATTATCCATACCTGCCGGGGATGGGATTTTATGGGACAGGCTTGATCCACACCATAGGTGGGCTGGCAAAGTCCGCCACGTCCATTATGCGGCAGCTTATCGACGCTGGGACGCTATCTAACTTACCAGCGGGTCTAAAATCGCGTGGTATGCGGATAAAAGGGGACAATACACCCCTGATGCCCGGAGAATTTAGGGATGTTGACGTTCCGGGTGGAGCGATCAAGGATTCTATTACCTTCCTACCGTATAAAGAGCCGTCACAGGTGCTGTATACCCTCCTAAACAACGTGGTTG